GTTGCAGGTAAGCCATTTGAGCAGATACTAAATATTATTAAACGCTGGATTATACAGGACGTAAAACAAGATGACAACGGTAGAACAAATGATTGTGTGGTTGTTTACGATTACTTAAAACTTATGTCATCCACGTCAATAACAAATAACATACAGGAATATCAAGCGCTTGGTTTTCAGATTACAAACCTTCATAACTTGGCTGTTAAATATGATTTTCCGTGTTTGTCGTTTGTACAGCTAAACAGAGATGGAATTACAAAAGAATCTACTGACGCTGTTAGTGGTTCTGACAGGCTTATTTGGTTATGTACGTCATTCTCCATATTTAAAATAAAATCGCCAGAGGAGCTGGCTGAGGATGGCCCAAGAGCAGGAAACAGGAAACTGGTTCCCATTGTCTCAAGGCATGGCGCAGGTTTAGACGACGGAGACTACATTAATATGAGGATGCTAGGCGAACACGCAAAACTCCAAGAACTAAGAACTAGAAATGAATTTCTTGTAATGCCATCAGAAGATACGGGTTTAATAGATGTTGAAAACTTAGATAATATTAACGAGGAGGTAGAAGAGGATGGACTTGAAGAAGATCAAAAAGCTCCTTGGGAATAATCTTGAGTTAGTATTTTCAGAGCTAGGAATAGACTATCAAAAGAATGGACAGAACATAACCTGCTCTTGCCCAGTGCATGAAGACAGCGATAACCCAAACAGTTTTTCCTACAATTCTGATAGGCATATCTGGAGCTGTTGGACTAGAGGATGCCAGCAAGAATTTGGCAATGACATATTTGGACTCATAAGAGGAGTCTTATCTGTTGAGGCAGAATCTGATGTAGGTTTTAGTGGCGCACTTAAATGGGCTTGTAAAATACTGAATATAGATAATAAGTCTGTGCATGTAGAAAAGCAAGAAGAAGATGACCAGTTTGTTTCTATGGTCAAGATGTTCTCCAAAGAGGACAGCCCCTCATACGACGATCAGGAAGTTCAGATAGATTGTAACGTCATGCACCCCTCGGATTACTTTCAGTCACGAGGCTTTGCAGACTCTACATTGCTTCATTTCCAAGTGGGTGATTGTGTACAAAAGAGATCTTCTATGGTGTCTAGAGCCATTATACCAGTACACTCGTTAGATGGTGAAAAGGTTGTAGCCTACATAGGTAGATCAATGCAGAGCTTTTTGAAGCCTAAATTTCTTTTTACCAGAGGGTTTAATAAAAACAAATACCTTTACAATTATCATAGAGCCATACAAAAAGCGCAAGAAAAGTCTTGCCTGTTTATAACTGAAGGTCAAGGGGATGTCTGGAAACTTTACGAAGCCGGCGTTGAAAATGCCATAAGTATATTTGGTAAATCAGTAAGCCCAGTACAGAAGTCCATCCTTGAAAAAAGCGGCATCACCAAGCTGGTTGTGCTTACGGACAACGATCAGGCTGGAAGAGAAGCGAAGATGAAAATACAAAGGGATATGAGTAGAATGTTCAAAGTCGTATTCCCAAGGCTATCTAGAAAAGATGTTGGAGATATGTCTGTAGAAGATATAAAAACAAGCGTGTTACCTCAACTAAAAGGCATGTATTAATGAATATAATTGGAATATCTGGAAAGAAACAAGCTGGCAAAAACACTGCTGCAAACTATCTTCACGGCCTAGTGTTAAAGAAGATGGGCATGGTAGAAGATTTTAACATCGACAACAATGGTGGGCTTGTAATTAAGACGGACGTTGAAGGAGATGAGGAGTATGGACTTTTAGATGTTACCAGAAAAGATTCTTCTTTTGTTGAATATGCCCATCATAACATGTGGCCTCATGTAAAATTGTATAGCTTTGCTGACGGCTTGAAATTGTTGTGCATGGAGTTTTTCGGTCTCACTAGAAGCCAAGTATACGGTACTGATGACGACAAGAATACGCAGACAAAAGTCATGTGGGAGGACGTTCCCACTTGGAGCAATAGTAGTCTTAATAAGAATAGAGGAGCCATGACCTCCAGAGAGTTATTGCAGTATTTTGGAACTGACGTTATGAGAAAGATGTACAATAATGTTTGGGTAGAATATGCAATTAAAACCATAACCAGAGAAAAGAGTGACTTAGCCATAATAGCGGATGTAAGATTCCCGAACGAGGTTCAATCAATAAAGGATGCTGGAGGCAAAGTAATAAGACTAACTAGAGAGTTTACTCAGGATAGTCACTCAAGCGAAAACGCTCTTGATAAAGAAAACTACGACTGGAGCAACTTTGACTACGTGGTCAATAATACAGACATGACTAGTCTGTTTAATGCTCTAGCTAAAATTTATAGCGAACTGGAGATCACATGTTAGTGACTTACATAAGAAGTTCAAGTTTTAATAACTACTCGTATTGTCAGATGCAATATTTTCTGACTTACGTGCTTGGCCACCAATCTACCTCTGGCAAAAAAGCTCAGCTTGGAACTGTGGTTCACAAAGTTATGGAGGTGCTAGCGGGCTGTCAACACCTACAGCAGGACGGCAAGAAGATGCTACTTGCTGACGATGCACTTGGCGATATAAAGTTTAACCGCAAAAAACTAAAAAGTGAGGATTTTGTAAACGATATTTTGCAGCAAAGTTTTGATTGGTATACTAGTAACTGCACTCATAAGTATACTAAGTCAGATTATAAATTCTGCAAAGAGTTGACTTGGGAAGCGATTGAATATAACAATGGGCTTTTTGATCCTAGAAACAGAAAGATTGTTGCCGCTGAGCCACACTTTGACATTGAGATAGAAGAAGATTGGGCTAAGTTCGACTACGAAATGCCCGATGGACAAAAAATTACAGGAAACTTGGCAATAAAAGGCACGATAGATCTTGTAACTGAGGTAGACGATGGTATAATTGAGGTAGTTGATTGGAAAACAGGAAGAAGGCTTGACTGGGCAACGGGCGAAGAGAAGACATATGAGAAGCTATGCTCAGACCCCCAATTATTACTATATAATTATGCAATATCAAAACTATTTCCTGACTATGAGCAGTCAATTATGACGATATTCTATATTAGAGACGGTGGGCCGTTTTCCATGTGCTTTGATAAAAAAGATCAAGAAAAATTTTTGGAGATGTTAAAGCTAAGATTTCAACAGATAAGCAGAAATCAACAGCCAAAGCCAATGTCTTACTCAAGAAATCACTGGAAGTGCAACAAGCTTTGTCATTTTTATAAAAACAACTGGCAAGGCACAGACCAAAATATGTGTATATATATAGAGGAGCACCTTAAAAAACACGGAATGGACGAAACTGTGAAAAGATGCACCGCAGAAGGATTTAGCGTGGGCCACTATGAGGCTCCGGGATAGGAAAATACTATGATTCAAGTAGAAATCACAGAGGACATGAAGAAAAGAGCATGGGCCAAATCCAGAGAGATGGGAGTCATTAAGAACTCCATCATGAAGGGGGATGGCAATATAGCTGGCTTCATTGGCGAAGAGGTTGCAAACGTAGTCATAGAAGGTTCTATAAGTAACACTTATGATTACGACATTGTAGATAACGACGGAACTAAGTACGACGTTAAAACAAAGAGATGCACCTCAAAACCAAAGCCATACTACGACTGCTCAGTTGCTAATTTTAATACAAAGCAGCAATGTGATAGATATGTCTTTGTAAGAGTAGAAAACAAAAATAGAAGATGGGGAAGGGCTTGGGTTCTTGGTTGGCTTGGGCACGACGAATACTTCGAGAAGTCCCGACATTTAAAGAAGGGGCAGATAGACCCCTCAAATAATTTTGTTGTACGAGCAGATTGTCACAATGTTGCAATTTCAGAACTCAACGAATTTAGGAGATCAAAATGCTAGACTTTATATACGATAGAAGAAATTTCTTACGAGTGGGGAGTATTGGTGCTGGATTAAGTGCTGTTGGTTTGTCTGATTACGCCTTAGCTCAAGATGCTCTGTCGTATGAAGATAAAGCCGTTGTTTGGGTGTGGCTTGGAGGAGGGCCAACTCAGTTTGAAACATTCCACGCCCCTAATGATACAGTTCCAACTGAATGGCAGCCAATCAATGGAGCTATTCATGATCCAAAAACAAACATCACTCTTGGCGCTGACTGGACAGAGCTAGCTAAACACACAAGCAAGCTAAATGTCGTCAACTCTTTTAGTCATAAAGATTCATCTCATAGGCAAGGTACTCACTTCATGATGACTGGGCACTATAACCCAGAAAGAACAACTACATCTATAGCCAAGTACCCCTCTTTTGGCTCTATTGTTTCCGCTGTCTATGGTGCAAATCACCCCCAGAATGGAGTGCCAACTTATGTTAAACAAGGTAAAATCGAAGGTGATGAAGGTGCTTGGTTGGGTGGAGCATTTAAACCATTTGATCCGTCCAATAAAGACAATCTCACACCAAGAATTGAAATCGACAGATTCAGCAACAGAAAACAACTCTTAGGAGCCATAGGTTCAGCGGCTAAAGATATATCTGGAACAGGTGCTGAGTCAGTTGGATTTTACAAAGGTCAAGCTTACGATGTCATTCTTGGTTCTGCTAAAGATGCATTTGCTACAGATAAAGAAACAGAACAAACTAAATCTCTGTACGGATCAGAAAAAGCAAATGATATTGGCGAACAAATGCTACTAGCTCGCCGTCTTGTCGAGCATGGCACAAAATTTGTTACTGTACACTACGGAGGATGGGATATGCACAGTAATATCTCAGACGCATTAAAGAAAAGAGTAGCACCTGTCGATAAAGCCATTAGCGGATTCCTACAAGATGTGTGGGATAAGGGTTTAAATGATAAAGTATTATTAGTGGTCACAGGAGAATTTGGAAGAACTAAAATTAATGCAAACGCCGGTAGAGATCACTGGCCTGCTATTACACCAATGATGATGGCTGGCGGGAGCTACGAGTCAGGTAGAACGATTGGCGCATCAGACAGGTCATATAGCCCTATAGAAAATCCTGTTGGGCCACTAGATTTGCAAGCAACATTATTTAATCATTTTGGTATAGAAAAGGGAATTCAGCGCGTGGATAACGGCGGGAGACCAAGATACCTTCTAGAAGGAGAGGCAAAGGTAATCCTATGAGAAAAGAAGAATATGCAGAACACCTGAATCAGTTTTGCGCTGAGGGTGGATACACAGAAGAGATTACTGAAGATAACTTTGTAATACCTGCTGAAGCAGACTACGAAGACTTTGGAGAAGATGCTGAAGATTGGGATATTGCAGAAGCAAAGCCCGGACTTTGGGAAAATATCAGAAGAAAAAAGGAAAGGCAGGGCAAGAACTATAAACCTGCTCGCACCGAAAAGGAAGGTAGGCCAAGCCCTGAAGAACTCAAAAAGGCGCAATCTTATGGCAATCCAGAGAATAAATCTAAATCTGATAAGCCGGGGCCAAAAGATCCACGAAGAACTCCTGCACCTAAAAAGGATCAGAAGAAAGGCTCTAAAAAGAATAAGCCTGACAGCGCTAAAAACCCTAGCGGAAAAATTACATTTAGTAAAGAAGTGACTGCTCAACTTTCTAAGAAAGTAAAAGAACACAATGCTAAAGGTAAAGGTTCAAAAGCCACGCTTGGAATGTTGAAAGCTGTTTACAGACGGGGAGCTGGCGCGTACTCAACTAGCCATGCACCTAAGATGAGTCGGCATGGCTGGGCTATTGCTAGAGTAAATGCCTTTTTAACTTTGCTCAGAACAGGTAAACCTTCTAACTCTGGATATAAACAGGATAACGACCTGCTTCCCAAAGGGCATCCGAGAAAATCTAAAGCGCAGATAAATGAAGAGCAAAAGTCAGAGGCTGCTTATCAATATGAGCATCCTAAGACTGGAGAAATATTCACATATGTCAGAAAGGGTGTTTACAAAAAAGATGGAATGACCTTAAGATATAAAGGCAGAGCTTCAGAATATCAAGGTCGAAAAGTAAAGCTAAACAAACCCTTCAGGACTCCTGATGGGCCAAAGAAGTTTTCTGTTTATGTTAAAAATGAAAAGGGTAATGTAGTCAAGGTAAACTTTGGCGACCCTAACATGGAAATTAAAAGAGACGATCCTGCTAGACGTAGAAGTTTCAGAGCTAGGCACAGATGTGACACTCCGGGACCAAAATGGAAAGCTCGATACTGGTCTTGTAAAAAATGGTAA